TCTGTTTCTTGATCTCCTCCAACCGCGCCTGAGCGCTCTCCACGCTCTCCCCGTTCAGGGCCTTCTCAACCTCTACTCTCTCCGTCTGCTTCGCCGAGGCGGCATCGAGCGCATCCTGGTAGCGGTCCTCTGCGTCAGCGACGTCGAGCACTGCCTCCCGATGACGGAGTTTCAGATCAGCCAGTTCGCGTTCGGCGGCTTCGCGCTCTTTGATACTTGCATAGTCTCCAGCCCGGAGTTCGGCTTCCTTTGCCTTGATCTCCTCTTCGAGATCCGCGAGATCCTGCTTTGCCCGGATGCGCCGGATGTCTGCCCGCTCGACCTCACGGTCGGCGTCCTCGATCTCCTCGTCGATCCCGAGCGCTTTGTCGATCGTTTCTTTCAGTTCGTTGTACTCTTTCTGCAGGTCGGAGACGGCCCGCTGATGTGCGGAGACGGCTTTCGACGCCTGCTCATATGCCGTCTTCGCCCCGTCCGCGAGACGACGGGTCTGGAGTTCGGTATCCCGGATAGCCTGCGCCGCCCGGTTCTCAGCGAGCTTCTGCTGCTCGGCGGCGAGCGCGGCGTCCTTCTGCGCCTGCGTGAGGCTGCCGAGGGCGATCGTGCCGTCCTCGATCGCGTCGGTTGTATCTCTAAACTCCCGTGTCAGGTCGCCGGTCGCGAGTTTGTGCCAACCGGTCGCCTGCGTTGCCTGCCGGGTCTTGAGCGTTCCGCGTTCGGTGACGACGGTCTGGGCCTGGATCGCTTCGATGTTGGCGAGGATCTGCTGCTCCCGCTCCTTGAGTATGTCGATCTCGTCCTCGATCTCTTCGGTCGTCTTGCCGGTGAGATCCATCGTCTCCCGAAGCACGGTGTTGTACTCCTCTTGGGCTTCGGTGGCGTCCCCCGTGGACGCGATCAGCGGGAGGAGCACGGCACCGAGGGTCGTAACGCCGATGATAGCCAGTCCGAGCGGGTTGGCCATGATCGCGGCGCTGAACCCCCGGGTCGCGACGGTCGCGGCGATCGTCGAGGCTTGATAGGTGCGGTAGAGCGTGATCATCGAGCCGACCGATCCTGCGAGGGTGCCGATCCCCCAGATGACCGGGCCGGTTGCAGCGGCGAGGAGACCGGTGGTGACGATGACGCGCTGGGTGCCTTCGTCAAGGCTCGAGAGCCAGTTGGCAAGGCTCGTCGCACCCTCGATCGCGGGCATCAGCGCGTCGGCGATCAGGTCGCCGAATGTGATGCTGAGTGTCTCAACAGCGCCCTCCAGTTCGCGGAGGGATCCGCCGACGCCGCCCTCCATCGTCTCGGCCATCCGCTGCGCGGCACCGTCACAGTACTCTAGAGTCTGGGCGTAATCACGGATACCGTCGCCTCCGGTCCGGAGCAGGGCGATCATACCCGGCCCGGCCCGGTCGCCGAAGAGAGTCATGGCGTCGCCGGTGGAGATACCTGCGGCGCCGAGCGTGTCGATGATCTCGGCGAGGCTGTGCACCTGCGGGTCGACGTCGGCCGCGGTTAGGCCGTAGGTGGCGAGGATATCGGTGGCCTGTTTCGTCGGGGATAGGAGGGATGTCAACGCGCCCCGGAGCGCCGTGCCGGCCATCGTGCCCTGAATGCCGGAGTTGCTCATCACCTGGATAGCAGCGGTCGTCTCCTCGATCGAGAGTCCGGCGCTCGAAGCGACCGGCCCGACATAGGCCATCGCGTGCCCGAGCTGCTCGACAGATGTGTTGCTGCTGGCTGCAGCCTGTGCGAGGACGTCGGAGACGTGGGCTAAGTCTGAGACCTGCAAGTTAAACCCGGAGAGGACATTTGTCGCGATGTCGGCCGCGGTCCCGAGATCCATCGCTCCGGCAGATGCGAGGCTGAGCATCTGCGGGGTGGCCTCGAGGATCTCGTTGGTGTCGAGCCCGGCCATACCGAGATACTGCATGGCGGCGGCGGACTCGGACGCGGACCAGGCGGTTGAAGCGCCGAGGTCGATCGCCTGCTGTCGGAGCCGGTCGAACTGATCCCCGGTGGCTCCGGTGACGGCGGCGACCTTTCGCATGGAGTCGTCGAAGTCGGCGGCGGTCTTGACCATCAGCCCTCCGGTGAGGGCGAGCGGAGCGGTGAGCTTCAGTGAGAGATCGGAGCCGATGCTCGTCATCCGCGACCCGATGGATTTGAGGTCGCCCTCTAACCCTTCGGTGCGCCGCACTGCCTCGTCATAGGCCCGAGTCAGCCCCGCGACATCGCCGACGATCTCGACGACGAGTTTTCCCGCGCTTGTTTCACCGACCATCTATGTCCCTCCTGATCAGGCTGCCGAGTTCTCGCTCTATCGTCGGGGCGTCGGGTATATCAGAGTCGCCGGGCAGCTGCGCTTCTGCTGCCTGCCTGGGGACGTTCTCTGGTCCCCGGAGCCCGGTATCAATCGAGTATTCGAGGTACATCAGCACCTGCGGCCACGACAGGTGATCGAGGCAGTAGTCCGGCGTCCACCCGTAGACTCTACACAGATGAGCGACGATCCGGCCTGCCTCGATCACCGGTTTTTTTCGCCAGCGTCCTGTTCTTTGTCGTCCTTCTTCTGGTTGCCCCACGGTCGGAACGCCTGCGCGATGACGATCTGCGTAAGTCCGGCGAGTTGCGGCCGGGTAAGTTTCGTCTCCAGCCAGTCGGCGGTGATCGCGGGGTTGGACTGCTGGCAGATAGCGGCGATCGCCGGGATCATCTCCTCATCAGGGATATTGTTCCACCCGCCGTGCTTCTGCGTCGCCTGTGTCAGGAGCAGCGTGCCCCTGGCGGGGACGATAGTAAGATCGATCTCCTCGATCTCTTCGCCGTTGCCGATCCGGACGAGGACCTGCTCAGGGGAAAGGGTGGAGAGGTCGTGGATCACGACCATCTTCACACCGCCTGCTCGTCGTAGATCTGGATGACGTTCTCCTCATCATCGAGCGTCGGGTCAGGCCGGGCCGTCAGGGTGATCGGGATCCCGGCGGGCTCGCCGCTCGCGTCCGCCGTGAACGTGTGCTCGAAGTTGCTCGACAGTTTGGCCTTAAACAGGCGGTAACGGTATTTCTTGCCGGCTGCGTTCGTGTTGGTCATCTGCACGGCGATGTACTTCGGGGTGGACCCCTTGCCGCCGAGTTTGATGGTCTTCGACGCGATCGGCGTGTAGCCGTAGGTGATCGTGAGCGCCTGGGCGGTCGTGGTGACGGTATCCGAGTCAAGCACGACGATCCCGGTGACGCCCTCGTCGTCGGTGATGACGTGGTAGTCGGTCCCGGCAACGAGCGTCGGGTTCGTCGACCCGGCGACCGACGTGATGCTCGCGGAGGGCTGGTCGGTTACAGGGATGAACGCGGAGAAGCCCCACGCGCCTGACGCGACGTTGAGCACTTTTCCACTCACTGGCACGCCAGTCTCGGTCGTGACAGTGCCAATCCCGAGTTTTTCGAGCGTCGCGAGCGTCCACTCGTGGAGCGTCGCAGTAACTTCGGCGCCGGTGATCTGGTCGGACACATCCACTTCGGGCGCGTTGTCCGGCTGGATGGTGATCGATTCTCTGGTCAGGACGAGCTTTGCCCCCTTCAGGATGCCGACGTCAGTCATGCTGGTGAACGTCCCGGGGTAGTCCTCGACCTCAAGTTTGCAGCTCCCAAGCCGGATCGCGGCCGGGTTCTGCACGGATGTCTGGAAAGTCATTGTCTCAAGTCTCCTCTAGGTATGTGACGAGTATGTCGACGGGGATCCAGTGGATCCCGGTCGTCTCGTCGTGGTCGTCGTGCTGTCCTGCGTACTGGATCTCCTCGATCCGTGCGCCGTCCCGGACGCCCCGGTAGCCGTGCAGGCAGCACCGCACCGCGTCGGCAAGGTCGGCTGCTCCTTTCCAGGTCGTCGCCAGGCAGGTGTACTGCATCCGCGCCTGCACGATGCCCGTCAGGCTGTCCTGCACCCGGCTCACCATCTGGTAGGTGATCGCCGGGAACGTCGGCTCTCGCGGGAGGGTCGTCTGATAGGCCCGGGTCCCGACCATCCCCGACACTACGGGGTCGGCCACAAGGATCGCCCGGAGGATGGATTCGATCTGCATCTAGCCCCACCTCCGTATGATATCCCCGATCGCGGCGCGGAACTCGTCCACAGCTGCGCCTCTGTTTTCATCGAGTGCGGGCCGGATGTGCGGGCGGGCGGCCTGGTTGTAGAACCGCCCGAGCACGTCTCTGCCGACGAACCCGAACTCGAGCCGGGGACCCTGTGGCTGATCGTTCCCGACGATGACGGTGCACCGCTCGGGTGTTTTCTCGACGGTCTCCATGTGCCACCCCCGGCGGTACGTCCCGCTCTTGTAGGGAGTGCGTCCGCCTTCCGGCTCGGTGATCCGCACCTGGTTGAGCACGGGGAGTGCCGCCGCCCGGGTCGCGGCCTCGAGCGCCGGGCCTTTGATGTCGTCGGCCAGGGAGGCGAAGGCCTTCGCGAGTTCCTTGCCCCCCTTGAGGGTGATCCCCGGGCTGCTCATCGAAACCACCCCCCCGAGGCGAGCGCGGTGAAGAACGCGACGACCGCGGATATAGCGGCGGCGATTGCCCCGTCCCGCCCGATCTGCTTATCC